CGGGTTGCTCTGGCATTGACAACGAACTCACCATTACTGAGCCATGAAGGGATGCTGTCACTGGTATCAGTGCCAGGGCCTTCAATATAACCACCCTCTGCATTGGCTCCCATAAATCCGAATGTAGCCTCACCAAATCCGGCATTAACTCCACCGCCAATGCCGCCCCCAAAGATGCCGCCCAGTATGCCACTTATCCACTTGGAGGCAAGCTGTTGGGCCGCTATCTTGGCAATGGAGCTGAGTATGGTATTAACGAAGCTGTTGAATACATCTCCTGCGCTCTTGGTCTGCATAATAAAATCATGCAGGCTAGATGATAGATCATCATAAGCGGCAGAGCTTACAGATGCTATCTGCTCCTCAAAGCTCATATGAATGTTGGCCGCATATTGAGCATATTGCTCAGATAGGGATTTCATGCCATTAACACGGGAATCGTCTTCCCAGTCGCCGGCATTGTTACGGCTATCATAAACGATGGCCATAAGGTCTCCCTCTTCCTTCAGATAGTTAATATACTCCTGATGAGCCTTTTTCTTGTTACGTCGGAGCTCTTGCTCAGCAGCTTCAATGGATGCATAGTATTTATCCTGCAAAGCCTGCAAGGCTTCGACATCATCCTCAGATTGTGCGATGGTCTTTTTCTTTTCGTCAAATTCCTTTTGAGCGTTGGCCACAGCAATCTCATATTGTGCCTGCGCCTGTGCTTCATAATCATGGGTAATCTCTGCATTGACTCGCATAGCCTCGCGCTTATAATCATCCAGAGCATCCCTCTGTTTCTTTGCCGCCTCTCCTGTCAAAGTGTCAGCATAGAGGTCCATTTCCTCACGCAGTCTGGATATGATAGCCGCATCCGCCCCGTCAGCTTCATACTTGGATATCTGCTGGCGTTTCTGCTGGATATCAGCTTCAAGGCGGATCATCTCTTTCTGGTACTCAGTGGCATTAACAGACTCAATGGTTCTGCCGAGGCTCTCCAGCATAGCGTTGGCTTCTCGTGTGGCCTGTTGCGCTTTTTGGATTGCACTGTTGGCTTCACGGGCTGCCGCCGCTTCTGCAGCAGTGCCGGTCAGCTCCTTTGTACTCATGCGGTTACCAGTAGCCTCAGCAATAGAGCCGTAGCCCTGAACCGGGCCAAAATAGCCTTCTGCCTCTGCCATGGTGGCTGTATGTACTCCAGCTGTACTCTGACGGCTTCTCACTAAGCCGTTGCCCATGTAAATACCTACATGTCCGGCAAAGTCTACAAGGTCGCCTGGCTGTGGCTGGTATCCGCTGTTAGCAGAATGATAAGCACCAGCCGCCCGGAAAGCATCATCACGGATGAGGCCTTGGGTGGATTGACCGCCAATGGACTCAATGCCGGCCTGAGCGTATACATCGCCAGTCCAACTATCACACTGAATGGTTGGGTCATCTGTGTGATTACCCATCCATTGCTGACCTTCGCTGTAGTTATCGCCAGCGACGCCAACAGCATCCAAGCCTATTGGATGCTCCAGCTGATACTGCACTTCTTTCTGAGCTTTGGTGTTTTCCTTGACAGCTTTGGTATTATCTCCAAGGCTGGTCATGGTGTTTTGGATGCTCTTCATAGCCTCTTCGGTCAGAAGTTTCCCCTGCTCAGCTGCATCAGTTACACCCTTCTTGGCTTCATTTTCCCGCGCTACTTCCGCGCTCATTTTCTTACCTTCCAGCTGGTTGATAAGTTCCTGATCTTCTAAATGATGGCCACCTCCGTTATATCCGTCAACAGGATACCATTTGCCATTCCTTTTGATGTATCTGGTACCCTCGTTGGTGCTATAGGTATTAGCCTCCCGCTCCTCTTTAAGCTGCATCTGCCACTTGTAGAACTGATAAGCCGCAATACTGATAGCCGCCGCTACTCCAAGCCAGCCACCAGCCATGGCAAACAGCAAAGAGGTTACGCCCTTGACTGCCGGGCCAAGTCTCCCCATCATGGTGAGGCCCTTCATGCCAGCACCCTCAGCCGCCACACCGTTGGCAATGTTAGCCGCCGCCTGTGTTTCAACAGCTACAGTGGTCTCCACAGTGGCTACTTTTGCCGCAGTTTCACCCGTTACCTTAATGGCCGCGTTACGTTCTGCCGCTGCTGTATTTGTAGCATAGGCCGCAGTCTGAGTATTGAGGGCCAGCATCTGCTGAGTCATGGCAACCTTAACAGCAGCCGCTTCCTGTTCAGCAAGGGCTACACGTCTGATAGTTTCCTGTTGTACCTTTAAGGTCTTTTCGGTTTCAGTTAGATTCTGAGCCGCAAGCTCCCGCTCATATGCCTTTATGGACTTAAGAGCCGCCGCTTCAATAGCCCTCACGCGGGTATTAATGGCCTTGGTTTGAAAAGCTGTTAGCTTTACTTCGTTGGCTATTTGTTGCTCAGCTGATAAGGCCGCAATGGTGGCAGATATCTTGGCGTAGCCGGATGCCGCCGCGCTGAGGGTCTTGTAAACTACCAATCCCTCGGTGCCTACCTGGATAAGCTCTGCCAGTCCGTCCTTGTTTTCCCGGAGGAATATAGCCGCCTCTTTAAGACCGGACATCATCTCCGGCAATACCTCCTGAGCAATAGGAAGGAATGCCTGACCAAAGGCAAGGCCCAGCTGTGTGGCCTGCATCTGGAGTACCTGGATGTCCATATTGAGTTTATCCAGTTCCTCTACGCTGAGGCCAATACCTTCAACCTGAGCTGCCTTTTCCTGTGCCTCAGTATAACGATTCAGAGTATCCACTAAAGCAAGGCCCTTGGCTCCCAGAGTGTTCATGATGAACTCTTGGCCATAGCCTGCTGCTGATGCCTTCTTGTAGCCCTCGGATAAGTTTTTCAACTGTTCATTGATAGGTAGGAGCTTTCCCTCCTGATCCGTAAGGGATACTCCCATACCTTCCAAGAGAGCTCGCATCTTGTCGCCCGCTTCACCGGCGGAGCTAAAGGTTTTATCCAGCTTCATTATGGCCTTGGAGGCCATTTCGATATCTCCGCCCGTCAGTTGTAAGGTCTTTTTAAGGAGTCCTACTTCCTTGGCTGTCATACCCAGCTTACGGGTTAGATTTTCTGTCGCAGTTCCTGCCTTGGCTGCACTATCAATTATAGATACCAGCCCAAAGCCACCAGCGATAAGTGTTGCATATTTAGAAGCCATCTGGACAAAGCCGCCCATGCTGGATGTGGTACCATTGATGGCATTAGTCATTGCTGTTATGGGCGATGTGTCAAATGTATCATTGATTGCTGTTTTGGCATCTTTGAGGCCTTTCTGTAGGCCTGAGGAGTCTGCGCCGATTTTGATTTTCATATCTGCGATTGTGCTCATTTAATTCCAAACTCCTTTTTAAGTATTTCGTAGTCAACTTTGCGCTGGTTTCTTTTCTCTTCTTCAGATACCCACAGCCCTTCGTAAATTACCTGTGGGGTTGGAATTTCCTTGACATGCGGAGCTAGTAACCAGCTTGTAAAATAAGCCCGGCGCATATCCTCGTTTTTAATGGCCTTGGTTCTACAGTCAAGATACTTATAGAACTCATGTGGCTGCATGTTTAGAAATTCATCGGGTTTAAGGCCCGCTGAGAAGGCTATCCCCTCAGCGGCCTCTGCCCATTCAATAAAACTGTTTACTTGTTTGCCTTGTGGTCCGGAGCTGGTTCCAGAGTTGGGGCTTTCTGTGGCTCCGCCGCCTGAGCGGCTTTCATGAAAAAACCGGTCTGATTAATGGCATCAAGGATATGGCCATTAAGGGTATCAAGGATACCGCCATTCTCGCAGTATTCGTCGATAACGTCATAAGGGTCACGGTCCCCAATGTCTACCAGGCCGCACTTCAGAGCGTTTGCCGTGAATGTGATATCACACTGGCGGACCATACCAGCTGGGCCACTTGCATACATAAAAAGCAAAGAGCGGCCAATAGACCGCTCCAATTCCGCAAGGCTGCGGATAGTGTAAGTAATCTTATATTCTTTGTTTCCCTGGGTGAAAATTACTTCTTTCTTCATTGTGTGTTCCTCCTAAGTTGATTAATTAATCATCGACTCATGGATTGGATGGGTCTGCCGGAGTGGTGGTCTCAGCCGGAGTGATGGCAGAGATAGCACCAACACCAGACAGAGTTGCAGAGATGGTTGCAACGCCATCATGTGCGGTGTCATTGTTGAATGCAGTTACATAGGCCCAGCCAGTCTGATAACTCCCGTCCTTGTAGGTAATCTTAACCTTGATCTGATGGTCATTGCGGAATGCATAGTCTAAGACTTTGAGACCATCATCAGACATGATCATCAGGCCGCTGTAGTTAATGCTCCAAGACTTAAGACCAGGTACAGAAGTAGCCCAGCCGCCAGATGTCTTGTGAGATGCATCAATGGTGTTCGCAGTTTCAGCCACTGGAGAATTGCGCTGACCACCCACAAGGGTCCAGGTCTCAGTGGTTCCATCAAGTGCAGTAAGGATAGACAGGAGCGTATCCTTACCAGCCTCAGCAACCGCGGTGTCCGGGTTCTGAGGTAAGTTCTGTAAATCGGCAGCAGTAATAGCCATTACTTATTCCTCCTTATTTCCTGTTCAGTGTAAATAAGAGGCTGATTGTGCCGTGGTATCCGGTGGTAGACTCCGGGAATGTTTCCACTAAATCAACCTCGCAGTTAATAACCTCGAAATTCTCCAGCTGCAGCTGCTCGCCATAGTAGGTGGAACATGTCACCAAATCATTGATGATATCATTCACAGCCTTGCGCTGAGCATCTGAGCCCCAAACTTCAAGCCTTATTGAAGCTGTCCACATTTCCACTGTCTTATTAACAGCTGGCTTCGCTGTGGTTGCTCCAAATGTGATATATGGTAAGGTGGCCCCTTCCGGGGCATCACCGCCATAAATTGGTGTATCCTGTGCCTCTTTCAAGGCCGTAAACAATGCAGCCTGCAATGGTGGCAAGGGAACCTCTCGTATTAATATCATACTCTGCTCACCGCCTCTCTCAGCCTCGACTCAATGCGAGGCCGCTCCTTCTCGATTGCTGGCTTCATAAATGGATGCTTAGGCATAACACCTCTGTATATAACCATAGCAACTGGCCCCTTTGGGTGCGCTATAGTTTTGTACCAATAACGTGGCTCTGTGCCAAATTCCACCAGATGGCCATGTGGTGCCTTAGAACTTACAACACCGGACACATATCTCTGGCGAACATTGACATCCATCTTTACACCACGACCAAGGTTGCCAGTGGCCCCCCTTGGAATATTGGTTTGTACATCGGTATATACTGCCTTTGTGCTCTCCGTAATAGAATCAATGATACGCTGTCGTGTCGCAGAATCGTATTGGTCAAGCTGACGGGTCACCCTAAAGGTTTCCTCACTTATATTTGCTGAGATTACTCTAACACCCATCAGGTTTTCACCTCCACAGATCTGCATGTTAATGTGAGGACATCAGACTGGCTGTTGTCAACGTGCAGTATCTCATACATATCACCGTTATATTCAACCCTCCAGCCCTTCTCCACTAATCGCTTCCTTATGTTGATTCCCTGAGTCAGCAAGGTAGCGTCTGCCGAGCCGTTCATGGTTCCCGTTGTAAAGCGCGGACGAAGAATCTCCGCCCACACTTCAGCAACCATGTTCCAATCATAAGCCGCCCCAAAGCCTTCATCTTGGCCCTGAGTGTAATTGTAGAGCTTTATCCGCTTATTCAGATTCCCAATTATCACGGTTCATCACTCCCCGGTTCGGTTGGTTCGGTGGGCTCCTCCGTTGGTTCCTCGGTTGGTTCCTCGGTTGGTTCCTCCTGTGCCTGTTCGTCTATCAGCTTCTGAAGCTCATCAGCTGATAAATCACTTTCGTACTGGAGCTGGTGCAGCATGGTTTCAACAATACGGCTATAACTCTGTGGGGCCTGCCCTTCAAGGTTCCGGTTCTCGTAGAGGTCAGCTATCATGGACAGCTGCACCATGTCGCCCTTTTCCTCTAGCTGTGGTTTGAGTTGAATCAGTAAAGCGTAATTATCAACCGCACCAGTCAGTGTGGCCATAGAGACAGCCATCAGCTTATTGATTAAGGCATCCTCCGCATCAGTATCAATGCGGAGGTAAACCTTTACATCATTGAGTGTGATAGCCATAAGCCATCACCGCCTTACAAGGTAACCTGGTAGGACTTCATTGCTGCGCTGTCAGCTACAACAGTATCGAAACGCTCAATAGCACGAATCAGGGTAGCATTCTTAGTGAAGCCAGCCTCACCGGATACTGCAACCTCTACGCCCTTACGCTCGAAGAATGCGAGGAAGTCGGACATGGAGCCAATGTACATTGGAGCCTTGCGGGTTACGGTACCGGTACCGGTCTCGGAGGTCACAAGGATGCTGTTGGAGATAACCACAACCTCCTTACCACGGAAGCGGTAAGTATCTGGTGCAGCAACATCAGGAACAAGCAGCGGACGATTCTGAGCATCTTCCAGCTCGGACATCCACTCAAAACCATCCTGGTTGGTAAAGATTTTTGCATTGGCATAGAATGCAGGGTCCAGGGTTACATTGAGAGCCTTGGTAATACCCTTGTAAGTGGAGATTGCAGTAGGGCTGTCAGTGATAGCTGCCAGCTTGGCAAGAATCTGAGCATTCTCCGTATTAACAGCCTTGCGGGCAAAACGCTTACCAATGATGCCCATAAGGTTAATGTCTGTATCCTGGAGCAAGGTGTTAGATACAGGGATAATATCGCCATAGTCAGCGATCTCATAGGACAGCTGGCTAAAATCAATATCATCCTGGTGAATCTCGTTGAGCTCATCAAACGCGGTAAGGGTACCAGTCTCAGCTCCTACGGTTGGCTGCTTACCAGCATTGGAAAGAGCAATCTGTACATTGGTGTAACCCTTCAGCTGAGTGTAAGCACGACGGAGTTCCAGGAGCTGGCTAATCTGCTCCTCTGGTACCAGATAGCCGCCCTTTGCTGGGGTAGCCTCAACCTGGCCAGGAGTGCCGGCAGTGTTGAGGAATGCTTTCTCCTCTTCGTTGAGCTGACGGCCAAACACTAGCTTATTGAACACACGATTACGCATTACAGCGTCGGAAATCATGCTCTTTGCATTTGCTGGGGTAGCAGTTGCAATAAAGTCGGTTGCCTCAGCATCTTCAACAGCCTTGGCAATTTTAAATTCACGAACAGCATCCTTCAGCTCGTTGGCCGCCTTCACAGCCTCGTCATACTGTTCCTCCTGCTGAAGCTGGTTAACCTTTGCCTTCAGCTCGTCAACAATCTTTTTGATTTCATCAGACTTCTTCATCGATTAATTCTCCTTCCATAATTGCGAGCATTATCTCAGCTCTAACTTTGTTAATATTCTTATCCTGTGGTAAATCCGCAACCGGTTGCGGTTTTGGAGCTTCTGGCTTTTTGGAGTTATCCACAGTTTTGATACCTTCCGGCATTGTCTTGAATGCCTTGTATGCGCCGCCCACACAAGCGGCAGTCTGGGTGGCCTCCAGCAATTCAACCTGGAACTTCTCAGAGGTTTCCTTGCCGGTCAGCCATGTGGTTTCCTCAACCATCTGATGTATCATCTCAGGGGTTACATCTTCAGCGGCAACCTTGTTGTAGGTTGTCTCCAGTCCCTCCTGGATTACATCAAGGGCCTTGATGGCCTGTTCCATGTCGTGGGCATCACCACAGCAACATGTGGCTGGCTTGTGAATCATCAGGTAAGCATTGGATGGAATCTTTCTCACATCAGCGGCAAAGAATATCTGCGTGGCGATAGAACAAGCCCAACCATCCACCACCGCTGTAGTTGGTCCCTTATGGCGAGCAATCATATTGGCAATAGCCACGCCCGCTGGTACAGAGCCACCGTCGGAGTTGATATAAATGGTTAATGGTGCTTCATCGTCAATATCATCCAGCTGCTTCTTGATGTCATTAGGCCACTGATACCCGGTGCCTGGGTCTCCCCATGCTTCCAAGTAGCCGCCCCACTCATCATCAACAATATCGCCGGTGATAAAGATCTCCGCCCCTTCTGCTTTGTTTACGACTTTAAGCATTATCCTTCACCTCCTCCTGCCGACTGATTAGCCACCTTCTGCAGATAGGCAAGGCCCACATCTTCCAGCTTCACATAGGAGCCATTAACAATGTGGACATCACCGCCCGGAGTCGGTGGCATATCGAGCTTCGCCCTCGCCTCATTAGGCGAGTAGATAGCAGAGCTGACCATCTTCTGCAGAACATCCGCCTGCTGAGTCGGGTCACCTCTCAGAATAGTCCAGACATTGAACTTGTAGCCCAAACCTTCCTGCTGTTCCTTGCTGGTAAGCAGCTTACGGTTAAACTCCTGCTCATATAACGTGATGTTATAAAGCAAGGTGTTTACATAGAAGCTAAGGCTCTGAGCTGCGCTGTTAGCATAGCTGGATTTGCTGTAATCATTCAGCTGATTGGGCTGGATGCCAAAGGCAGCCGCTATTTGCAGCGCGTTATATTTCTTCAGTTCGTAGAACTGGCTATCTGTGAGTTTGAGGTCAAGGGTCTGGATATCATATCCAACTGGCAGGGTTATCATCCTTCTGCCCTCATCCTTGGCCTGCTTTTCAATCTGTTTCAGCATTACCTTTTGCTGGTCCCTGGAAAGGTCACCAACATACTTTACAACCGCATTAGCGGTGAGTCCCTTTTGATAAAGGTCATTAAGGAACTGCTGGGATGCTTTGGAGCCAGCCATGTTTGTGGCTAATATTTCACGTACTGACTTACCGGCAAGACCGGAGCGATCTGTTACCCAGCTTTTAACATGCAATACATCCTCAGGATCCAGCCAGTATGACTTGCCTGATTTGGTATCCGTGTAGTAGTAGGTATACTTACGGCTAGTAAATTCCTCTGTGTTGTTCACCCATATCTGTACCATGTGAGGATCAAGAGGATAGAGCCCCTTAACCTTGCCATTGATGCGCTCCACATAAACGTAAGCGTTGCCATAATGGTTGCGGCAAAATTCCAGATAAGTGAAAAACTGAATTGGCGTATACACATTATTAGGTGAAACAGACAGAAATAGTGATGTTTCGTGGTTCGTTTTTCGCTCCTTATCTGGGCCCATCAGATACACCGGCATCTTACCCAGCGCCTCAGATAACGTCTTGAGACAGGTAAAGTAGGTTATCTCGGATAGGTCCGTACCGTACTGCATGGCACTCTGACCACTAAAAAACAGCTCATTGATTTCTGATAGACTCATTGAGCTGCCCTGTGAATCATTTGTAAAATAATTTTTTAGCCTGTTCAGTATATTCATTATTCCCCTCCTTCCAAGGACTGGAGCCAAATATCCAGAGCTTCCTCGCCGCTTGGACTGTTAGACTGCTTGCTTATCAGCCATACCTTCCATGCGTCAATAATGGCATCCACTGGGTCAATTCGCTCAGTCTGTGTCATTTTGTCTATCTTAATCTCACCAAAGCTGTTTGGTGCTGACTTGATAGCATTGATAACGCTCCATGTCATAAGAGCATTGTCCTTGTCATAGCTTACCTGCCCAGCCTCAACTGACAGTGCAAAGTCATTCGTCGGGTCGCTGAGAGATCGGGCAGACTGTTTAACCTCTGTCAAATCGCAGTTGATAATCTCATCAAGATCAGCAAGAAAAGCAGCCGCATTGTGGGAGTCATACCCGCAGCCAATAATCCTGATGTGGTATTCTTCGAGGATGTTTTTTAGGTCAGCTATGATGTGCTTGTAATCTGTCTTAATTCCATACATGCCGGATGTCAGAGTCAACAGCCCCTGCTTAGCCCATACACCATAAGGTGCCTTATCAGTCTTGATATGCTCTGCAAGCCGGAGCTCCGGCATGTAGCTGTGTGACCATATATAAACATGGTCGTTCCCAGTCGGGAACAGCAGAGCGATACTTGTAAGGTCACCGCCAGATGAGAGGTCAATGCCAAGGAAAGCATCCCTCGTGGCCATGTCCTTGATTTTGGTTTTGTTGCTGCATTGCTTCCATTTTGCCAAATCAATGAGTGAGCCGCCTGTGTAGGTTACCCACTTATTAAGGCTCTTGGTTTGGAAGTTAACCAGATCCTCGCCTTGCTTTTCTTTTGCTTCAATGGCCTTACTGGCATATACCGCCAGCTTCTCATCATTGAGGGTTATGTCGTCCGGCTGGAATAGTTTTAGGGGGTTTGCCTTGGCCCAATTTTCCTTAGTCCAATCATCATCCTCTTCATCCATCTCAGCTATATATACAAACAGGCTATCCTTTTCCACCACACCCTCCAGCACCCTCTTGCAGAAAAGATAATGCTTATAGCATGGTGATTTGAGATTAAAGCCTGCTGTTGTTATTGCTATGGTCAGTGCGTTTTTAACCATATCCTGACCATCAAGCATCAGCTTATACATCTGGTTGGTTGGATGAGCGTGGTACTCATCAATAATGGCCAGAATTGTTCTGAAGCCATCAGCCGACTTGGTATCTCTACCGATAGCCTTTATTACGGTACCAGTCACCTTACTGGTGATGGTTCTGTCGTGAGTACGAATATTATACAGCTCAGCCAAGTCTTTATCAGACTGGATAAACTTAGATACTTCATCCCATACGATATTAGCCTGGTCCTGCTTGGTGGCTGTACAGAAGATACGACCATACTGGTACCCGCCAAAGGTGGCAAAGTCATTGGCCAATTCACCGGCAAGGAATGACTTACCATTCTGTCTGCCGATCTGCACATAAGCCTCACGGAAGCGCCGGATATCGCTCCGCTTTTTCCGCCAACCAAAAAGGCTCCCGATAATGAAATCTTGGAAGCCTCTTGTTGTGAGCGCTTGTGCCTGCCCCTCGCCAATGGTCAAGGTATTGGCGATTTCGATATGTCGCTCGGCCTCTTCCACATCGAAAATCCACTCTGATTTTTTATTGGCCATGTCGTCAAGATGGCGCTGTGCTGCCAGCTTTTCACTACGGCCACATATCCTTTTACCGCTTAATACCAGCTTTGCATATTCCGTGGTTCTATCTACCATTTGAACCAGTCCCCAGGAACTTAATAAACTTGTTTACTTCCTTCTCTTCCTTGACAGGAACGATGAGCTTAAGCCTGTCAGTAACAGCAAGCCCCAGCTTGCCGGAGCAGGTAAATATATTCTTGGCAGACTGATTGAGAATGGCCACCCATGGGGATGGCATCTGATATCCTGATTTGGCCTTGGTAACATGGCCCTTCTTTGCCAGCTGCTGAGATGCCTCAATGTATCGGCAGTAATTGTCAGCATATATAGCAAGAACAGACAAGTCAAGGTTATCAAGCATCCCGACCTGTGCCGCGTTGGCAACAACTCGGTCAAATTCCACAGCGGCAACATCAGGAAGCCAATCAGGAGCCTTGAGCTCATTTGTATTTACTTTTAGTGCTTTCTCGCTTTCAGCTCTTTGAGTCTTGGTTGCTTTACCTACTTTGCCAGTAGACATAGAAACAACCTTGCGTGGCCGGCCCATTTTGACCCCCCCTTCCATTTTTTGGCATTTTCTCCAGAGAAAAG